GGCGTTAACTCACTTGGTAGTCCCCCACCTGGATTATTGTAATAATTAGAAACAATGTTTTTTTCAGCCATCATCCTAGCGTAGTCAGCTTCTGCTTTTCTTTTGTCACCTTGAGCGCCTAGATAATTTATGCCTGCACCAAAGAGAAAAGATAAGGGGCCTCCTAAAGCTGCATAATCCCCGTCTTTGTAAAACATTTTAGCTACATTATTAGCTGTTTTTAAAATCGATTTTAATCCTTGTAGCATAATCTCCTTAGCAATTCATGATATTGTCTGTAGCAAGGAGGCAGGCCTTGAAGTCTGTGCCTATTTTATTCTATATTTATAGGTCTTTTTATTGTAATGTGCAATGAGAAATATGAACTTTGACATTAAGAAAGTGCCGATGGTCCGTGTGACGTGGCTCGATGCCCGTGATACAGAGACAGGTTGGCTAGATATAAAGGACGTTATGGGCGCTCCTTTGGCTACATGTCAAGAAGTTGGGTGGATGGTACACAACAATGATGAAAAAATAATCATTATGCGCTCTTATAGTAAAGATAAAGACGACATATCTGGTGGTGGTGCTATTGCTATACCTAAAAGCTGGGTAACAAAAATAGAATATTTAGAGGTAAGTTATGGAGAAAGAAGCAGCAATCAATAGTTTATTTGGTGAAACTATTTATTACACAAACATTGTAAACGACGACAAAAATACAGCAAAGCATGTTGAATCTTTTGTTAAAGAAAAACCTGGAAGAACAGCAGCCACGACTGATGTCAAAGGTAATACGATGTTTACTGATTTAGAAGAAGCTAAAGATAATTTACACAAAGATAAAAAATACAGTAACTTGTTTAAAGGAATAGCAACAAACATTAACGCTTTTTTAAAAGCAAAAGGTTATAGTAAAGAGAAGTTTGATGCTCACATTACAAAGTCATGGGCTACGTACACCGTAAAAGATCAACATATTGCTAGTCATAAACACACCGCTAGTCACTTTAGTTTTGTCTATTACGTACGCAACGATGATATGGGTAACATACGATTTGAAAAAGAATTAGCTGCACAAACAGGTTTATTTATTCCACCTACCGATCAATATATTGTTGATTGGAATCAGTTTAATTTTTCTAGTTATATTTTTCCTGTGAAGACAGGTAACTTTGTTATCTTCCCTAGTGGTTTATTACACTACACGGAAGTAAATACAAAAGAAGAAGCAAGAATAAGTATAAGCGGCGATGTGCTGCTTACAATGAAACCTGGGGTAAAGACAGAACACTGTATACCTCATCCAAGTGGTTGGGACACTATTTCAAATTAGTTGTCAAGAAAACAATTATAAAAAGATTACTTGATAATTATGACAGACGTGTTTAAATTAGATCTCACCCCAAAATTACAAATCAGGAGATATTATGGATAATCAAGAAGTATTGAAAGCTATAGCTGTCCTCGCAGATAAGGTGAGTCGCTATCATGAACGTTTATTAGCAGTAGAAAGAGATCACAAGAAACACGTTGATGGGTGTTCATGTCAATCTAAACCTCCTAGTATGGGTAGACCTTTAACAGAAGATGAACGAATTTTTGTTCAAGAAAATATGGCAAAACATAAGGCAGCAGCAAATGGACAATAATTGCCCAGCTTGTGGTTGCGATCTAGATAAATGTATTTGTGATGACTATTGTGAAAACTGTGGGGCTTAGTCGTCTTTAGTTTTACCAAACACGTCAGGTAATTTTACCACTTTAATTTCTATATTTTTTTCAACATCATCTGATGTTGTATCTGTAGAAGGATTATCAACGTCTTGTTGAGCGTGTTCCTCGGACTCGTAATCAGTTCCTGTTTTTTTATTTTTTACTTCCATGTGTACTTCTGGTTGAATGATAGGAAGTTCTTGGCCATCAATAATTTGTTTACCAATTTCTTTTGATTCTTGTACTTTTTTAAATGTCATTATGTTATCTCCATTACACTTACTAAAATTTTTATACCTGCTCCTGTTAAAGTTATGGTATCTGCTTTTTCTAAAACAATTGGTTGATCCAGCAATTGTAGTTGAGCACCGTCAGCCATGCTATCCTTGTACAATTCAGTAGTTACTGTAGCACTAGAATCTACCGCAGCTACGGTTGTTGTTACTGCACCACCTGATTCATTAGATATATAAATACTTTTAACTAATGTTGTTGTTGGTAGAATAGGAGGAATAGCTCCTTCATTAGCTGTTGGTACGGTGTATACAGTGCCCGAACCTGACTTAGAAAAACTTAAAAATGCATCAGCCAAGGAACCAACTCCTTGCTGTTGACTCGTCTTTTAAATCTTGTTGAAAACCAAAATTTAATTGTTGCGTTATTTGTTCCAGCAATCGTATTAACACATCAAATTGTGATGCTTGATATTCTGGTGTTGCTTGAGGAAATCTTGTTGTACTTATTTTAGCCATTATCTACCTCCATCTGGTTGAACATCTAATCGTAATGTACCATAACGCCAGTTATCTCCTGTAGCATCACTTTCGATCTTTATATTTGCTTGTCTTCCTCTACCTCTTAAATCAAATTTATCTGTTGTCGAGACAATTGTTCTCGTTACTGTTGTAGGTGTTGTAGAACTAGGATATGTCTTAAATTTTAACGTAAGATCTACAGATCCAGTTAGTCCTTTAAAGTTAGGTATCCCTCTTCCTATATGTAAAAATGGTTGACCGTCTGCAATATCAAAATCACCTGACTCAATAAACGCATTAATAGCAGCACTTACATCATTAGTTCCTGTTTCTTGTTGATAGATATTAGAAGCTCCTGCTGTTACACCTAAAACTACAGGTGTTGTACCAACGTTTGTTGTAGAATAATAACCAGCATATGGTTTTTCATACACACCATAATCAGTCCATGCTGTTCTTGCTAAACTTCCAACAGACCAGCAATCTTCTAAATAATTATAGGTAACAAAACGATCTATTTGTTGTGCGTTTCCACTACAATAAAACCACGTTACTTCATTAAACTCTGAGTTAACGGCTGCATATGTTTCTGGTTGCTGTGTAATATTAAAATCTTCAAAAACATAATCTTGTACACTACAAGGCATTTTAGAAATAGCACCATCAAATTTATAGAAAGAATTTTGTGACATCCAAAAAGCCGTACCGTTGACATCAACAGCAGAGTGTTGTGATACCGCTCCACAGTTAGCCCCTATTTGTGATAAGCTAAACGTAAAAGGTGCACCAACAAATTGTAGTGCATGTAAACTTGTATCGGTCCAAACCAATACAGCATTACGAGAACGAATAGCATCCATAATTTTTGATCCGTCTTGTATTCTAAAAGAACCTGCGGTGTTTGTTGCTGTTGGTGTCCATGTATTGTAATCTTCTTGTGAAGAAAAACGTAAAAATAAATCATCAGCCGTAGAGGTAGATCCTATAACTGTCTCTGTTCCAAATAAAAAGACATGTCTATCAGGCATAGATATTAAATTAAATCTAGATTTACTTGGTGCATTACTAACAACTGCAGCTCTGTTACTTGTTAGACCTGATGATGTATTCCATACATACGTTGCCCCATTAGAAACAGTAGCTAATAAATCTTCACCAAAGTTATCAAGAGCCCAGTTACGTCCATTAATCGTAACAGTAGATGTTGATCTTGGTGTATTCCATGTGCTTGTATTCCATGTTCCTGTACCCCATCCATAACCATAAGCAGACTCTGATAAGCCTACATTAATTTGATACGTAGCTGTTACTGTTCCGCCTCCATTACCTGTTGCGTCAGCCGTGCTCCCTGTGTACGTAATCGTGTATGTATTAGGATCAATATATGTTGTTATCTCAAATTCTTTGTTCATGTCTAAACTAGCCGTCGTCGATGCTCCACTAAATGTTACAAAATCTCCAGCTTGTGCACCGTGTGCATTATCTGTTACTGTAATTACTGCACTACTAGATACTGTTGCAAAAGGATTACTTAGTCCTGCTTGCGTTGCTCTGATAGGTGTAATGTCATAAGCTGCGCCTTCTGAGTAAATATATAATTTTCTATCTGTGCCGAGGGCCGTGTACCGTATGCCGTCTAAATCTGTCCATGCATGCATGTCACGAATAACACCAATTAATTTGTCACTAATAAGTTCTACCCATCCACCAATCTTCTCTGGTAAGCCATAACGAAAGCGTACCATATCAGAATCTGTCCAACGTCCTGCCGCTCCGTATTCCGTATCTTGTTTATCAATGCCAGGGGCAAATGCTATTTTTGTTAAAGGCATTATGTAATCCTCATAAATCTATAATTAACTTCACCTGCGCCACCATCTCCACCACTTGAAGATCCAGGTTCGGTTCCACCGCCACCGCCACCGCCACCACGAGAGCCGTCTCCACCTGCTGTACTACCGTTTGATCCGCTTGTACCACCTGTCCCTGCAAAACCATTGTAAGAAGCACCGCCGACACCGCCACCAATAGTACAGTTATCACCACCACAGTTTCCAGGATTAGTTCCTGCTACTCCTGCTCCTGCTGAATTAAAAGAATTTGCAGGTCCTGAATTAAATGTTGTTATGTTAAGTCCATCCGTTGTTGTTCCTGATGTAAGTCTAGTGGCTAATGTTCCAAGACTTCCTCCTGTGCTTGCACTGTTAGA